TTGGAGAAATGGGAGTCGGCCAATCGCGCTCTCACTTTGGTCTTCAAAAGCAGCAGGGCTCAAATTCAGCATCTAGACCTGTGAATTGGATTCGCCCGTTCTTAGATCAATGGTTTCAGAAGTTTAACGAAATGGGGTTTGAAATCGCTAGGTCTGTGTAAATACACTTATGGTTCCCCAGTATTCTCACGAAGTTCAGTCGTCTTTTCTCTTATGGATGGATCATCATCTCCTAAGTAAAGGTCGCGCTTTCTCTAACAAAACAGGGAAACTCTACTATTTGCCCGACTCTAAAATTCCAACGTATAAGGGTTTTTCTAGTAATTATAAGCAGTGGGTATCCGACTCTTCAATTAGTGGGGCCGCAATAAATTCTGGCGTTTGGGTGGGAAACTCTTTTTCGGGCCGCTCAAATAATCTTTTCATTGATTATAATAATGGACGAGTCTTAGCCAGCGGCTTAAACACTGGTGTTCAACCAACAGGAACTTTTTGCCAAAAAGAGTTTAACGTTTACATGACGCAAGATTCGGTAGAAGACTTGATTGTTGAGAAAAAATATTTGGCCGCACCAAAAGTTGGCACCGCCATCTCTGTTTCTGGTATTCCGCCCTATCAGCCAGTTGTGCCTGCGATTTTTGTAGCTCAACAAACCGTGAACAACAAACCATTCGCTTTTGGCGGCATGGACACAACAGAAATTAGATTCGGCGCAACAGTTTTTTGTGAAAATGCTTATCAACTGGACGGCGTTATGTCTTTATTCGCCGACTCTAAACAAGAAATTTTCGCGCAAATTCCTTTCCAGTTTTCGCCGTATAATGAGTTTGGAGACTTGAAAACAGGCTACTACAACTATGAAACCTTGGCCAGAGAAAGTTTTGCCACTAATTTGCCGCTTCAAATTGAAGAAGTAAAAACGTCAAAAATCACCGACCAATTAAGAAAAAGCGTGCAAAATGAAATGTTCATTGGCCTAATTGACTTTAAGGTGACGCAGCAGAGGTATCCTAGGGTCTAAAAAAGTGTAAAGAGTAATACACCTCTCTAAAACACTATGGCTAAAAATAGAACTAATTACCCCTCCTTCGGATTATTCTGCTCGAAAAATCTGACTGGGTTATCTTCAGGGCAGCACGCTCAATTCGGGCGTTTCCAATCCTTCGACACAAATACAGAAATCACGCGTACGCCCTTAAATCAGATGGGGCAAGTGGCCGCGATTCAAAAAATCGTCACTGAAGAGCCAACTGTTGGCGGCAATTTCTCGTATTATCTTACTGATGGATACCAAGAAAGAGCTTTGGGTTTTTATGTTCAAGATGCTTCTGGTTTTACAGGCTTAGCAAACTTTGTTTCGGGCCAGATCGTAACTACATCTGGAAACTGTTTACATGTCTCTGTTTCACCAGAAGGCGTGGACCTCAACTTTATGGCTGGTGGGTCTGCTGCTTACAGTGGTCTTCCAGTTTACTCATTCGGCAACGTTTACGTTTCCTCTTACGAACTTTCTATTGGCGTGGGAGAAATTCCTACTGTAAGCATTGGTTTTGAAGCTGCCAATGCTATTACTTCAACATATACCGTTAGTGGAGCGACTACTGGTTGTGTTTCTCCCGCTGTTGACCCTTCTAATGGTCAGATGATTAATACAGCGTTTGCCGTTAAATTTCCGTCTCCAACATCTTATACTGGTATTGGTATTCCTATGGCCTTAAGACCTGCGGATGCGACGCTAACGTTCGGTTCGCTGACTGGTACATCTTCTGGTATTGCATCTCCAGTGTTCAATCTTGACACTGCTGGTTCAAACGGCATTAGAGTTCAGAGCGCAACGCTTTCCGTGCCACTTTCTCGCGATCCAATTCGCCAGCTTGGCTCTCGCTTTGCGTATGCTCGTCCAACCACTCTTCCAATTACAGCAACGCTTTCCGTGAGCGCTCTTGTTAATGAGGTTGTTTCTAGAAATCTTAGCGCTGCCCTTGATGATGAATCTACTCACGACATTACGTTGACGATTAGAAACTCAAATGGGACTCCTAACATTTCTTACACACTGAAAGGGGCTCAATTTGATTCGAGTTCAAGCTCCCTCTCCATCGGAGACAATCAAACATGCGATTTAGTTTTCTCGGCAGATGTGGGCGGCGTTGCTGATCAGTCGCGTGGAGTTTTCATGAGCGGCCAAAACACGGTTAATCCGTTTGATTCATAAATTAAACCAATAAAGAAAAAGGCGCTCCAAAAGAGCGCCTTTTTTATTGTCAACCTTCTACTGCTTATTCAGAGTAATAGAGTCTTTAAAAACAAATAAAGCTTCGGACGATTTCATAGCCTTTTCGTTAAAAATGAGACTTAAGTATTTTTCCGTGGCGATAAAGTGTTCGTAGCGACTCTTGAGGAAGTGAGCCCATTCCACGTAACTTTTATCTGATTTTGCGCTATTGCACGCTAAGCAGCATGGAAGAACGTTTCTTTTAAGGTATCCAAATTGAGGATTAATTCGATCAAGAGTGTTTCTAAACAATCTGAGGTCTGACGCCTTATCAACAACTGGTATCCTTGGTTTAGCTCCGCAATAAAAACAGTCCCGAGTCGTAATGTCGATATATGACTTTAAATCTAAGTCGCTATCATCTCCATATTCTTTTGAACGACGAAGGGCTTTAGCTTTAGTTTTAGTCCATACAGCTTCTTCTCTATCTGTATATTTCTTTTTACATCCACAAGATTGGCGCTTCAAAGAGACAACTTCTCCCAAAGGAAGCTCCGCCTCCCTTCCGCAATCACAGGAGAATACCCAAATAATATTTTTTCTCCAACGTTTTTCAGTTGGTTTGATGGCAGTTAATTTTCCAAATCTTTCTCCAGTAATATCTTTTGCGCGGTTTCCAGTATGCCAATTGCATCCACAGGAATTGCTACCACCTTCATTTCTTAAATTAGAGGATAAAACTACATGATCCTTAGTTCCGCATTCGCAATCACATTTATAATACAATTTATTTTTGCCGCGACTATTTTTTGCGTGAAATCCAGTGGTAGGAGTTAAGATTCCAAATTTTCTTCCGACTTTCGTTTGAGGTGGTTTTGTTGTTGCCATATACCTATAACTCTAACATTCTCTACTCTAAAGTCAAATAAAATCTTTCGCCGCAAATTAAATTCCCCCACTTCCAAGTGTAAATAAGTTTAACAGGGCGCATGGCTTTCCTTTGAATTGTCGCGCCAAAAAAGTAAATAAATAGGCCCGCGTCTTAGTTGACGCGGGCCGCTTGTTGTCATGGGAACTACTGAATTCCACTCAAAATATGAGCAATAACATCAACTGTCCAACCATTGCCCAAAGCATGATAGCGTTTGTTGTCGGAGATACAAGATGTGTAGTTATCTGGAACCGTTTGAAGGCGCTCCGCCTCAACAGGGGTAATTTTGCGAATGAGTAACCCATTATCTAGGTGGGGCTGAGTTAGACAGGTGATGATTTCCGTCTTTGTATTTTCGTTTGCGACCCTTCCGATTCTTTGAATTTTCAAGCCATCTGGACGCATAACCAAAACACGCCCCTTCTTATCATATCTCCATTGGAAGGAGTCTTTATATTTGCTAGTTTCAAGAAGTTTTTCAAGATTAGATTCAATTCTTTGGGCAGCGAAAATATTATGCTCCCAATTTGATGTAGTGATACATGGAGATTTACCATTGTAATGTTTCAGACCTCCATCATTAGTGCCGCGAGGATAAACATAAACCCTATTCCCTTTCCCTCTGTTACCAGCTGTTGAAATCTGGTCGGGAGAGTTCTTAACCGAATTTTCTCCAACTGAAAATTCAAGAATGTCTTTTAGCAAGATTCCTTTGTCTTCTGGTTGTTTAACATCTGGAATATTTGTCCAATATAACCTTTCTCTATTCTGGGCGGACACAAGGGCCGAATTAATTTTGATGGGCGCGACTCCTAATGTTTCGGTAATCACATTCTCATACTCTTTCTTCATCTTGACATTCTCAAGAAGAAAATATTTTGGCGCACATTCTTTTAATAGGCGAACAAACTCAAAAAATAGTTTTGAACGCGGGTCTTCAAAATTTAATTGTTTCCCTGCCAGACTAAATCCCTGACAATTATGAACAGAGATATTTTGAACGGTGTATGAATTATCATCCTGAATTTCAAGATTAAAAACGTCCTGCTTGGAAAAATCTTCCGCCACGCTCTTGACATACGACCAAACGTAGTTGTCATCACACAAATCAAAGGAATCGGCCTTCCTAAAACTAATAGAATACGTATCCTTTTGATTTACAGTTCTACCTTCAATAATAGTTGTCTTAGGGCGGATCGTTTTCATTAAACATCCAGATGTGCCATAACATTTTACAACGGCCATCTGCATAGAAAGGAGTAGTTTGTAACTTACTGTTGTTAAGCGAAATTCGTTTTTCCGTGCCGAACCATCTCCGCTCATCAATCCATCTAAGACAATTATCAATTTATCCTTGGGAAGAGCGAGAAAAGATGGCCCGATATGTTTGTTTTCAGCACCGCGACCACAATAATTCTCGGCTAATTTAACTAATTTTTTACTAGAAAAAACCATGCGACTAACACTTTTGGTATGAGGATAAAAGGAATGATTGCAAGACGTGGCAAATTCCTTGCCTTTCCCAATGGAAAGAATAAGCTGCCAATTTCTGTCGTTTGGGCGACCTTCGGAAACTCTATAATCCTTTCGTGTGTGACCGTCAGCAATATATCTACCCAGTACAAATAGTTCGTCATCGGACAGTTCGTATAGTTCGTTGTGCGAATCCTTCATTCGAGGGAAACCGATCAAATCTCCCTTTTTTATATTCGCTGCTTCTGTCCATTCTGGAGCGGCGAAAGAGATTTTGTATCGCCGCACATTATTTTCCCATACCACGGATTTCGCCCTGGTAAAAAACGGATGCTCCTTGGTTGTCTGTATGGGAAGCGAACCTTTGGCGCACAAGGAGATGATGGGGCAATTTAATTTGCCGCCAATTTTTAGAACGTTTTTCCAATTTCCCTTGTGAGATAGCACCTCATCACTAACTTTAACATCTTCAATGCTTTTGTATCCCTTATTGGTCAAAACGGGCGTCCCCGCCACAAAACAAGGTGAACCTGCACAGATTAGGTCAATCTTTGGTAAATATTCCGCTTTTACATCAACCACACTGCCCAATTGAATAGTATTGGGGAAGTTGTGTTGGGTGACTTTGATAGCATGTTTGTCAATTTCGCTAGCAAAGTATTGATTTACTGGAATACCTGCTCGTTGAAGAGCAAGTTGACCGCAAGAGATTCCGTCAAAGAGTGATAGTACATTAATGGGAGTTTTTGTCATGGCACATACTATACGCAAAAAATACTAAATCTGTCAATATCTTTCTTCGCTAACTGGCAAACACTCTCCTCCATCAAAAGAATCAACTGATTGCGGCCCACTCAAAAACAAACAATATTTTGCCGCCGCTTTGTCAATTTGTTCCTCAATATCTTTCTTAATTGAGCGGAAATTTTTGGCCACTTCATTTCTATTCACAAAGCTGATTTTATTGTCGCCGTCTGAAACAGAGAGAATATTTTCGCCCGCAGAACTTGTTAAAACGCCAACAGCCGCATTAGATGCTTGCCGCCCATAATAAGAGGCCATGTATTGGTTTTTAAAAATAGCCGCCGCTTCTTGATCAATAATTGGATCAGCGCCAGAGAAACTTGTGTTTAGCAAATTATTTAGGCCGCCCAAATTAACCGACAACCACCCACTAATTTGAGAAAACGAAGCGATTCCTGTGTTAGAGAGAAATTCGGTCTCAAAAATCTCTGTTGCTAAACCTGAAAATGTATTGGGCATACAAGAGATTACACACTAAAACCTCATGCCAAGCTGAATCATTAATTCCCGATCTTTTGGATTGTTTGAGTCAAGCGTCAAGTTAGGAAGTTTCGGCGCTTCTTCGTATCCGTAAGAACGATGACGGTTTTCCATGGCGAAAGATTTTTCGAGCCCCTCAATAAGTTTTTGCCGCCCGACATATGGATTAAGGCCAAGTTTTTGGGCCATTTCTTGAAGTTGAGAATGAGTTAGGGCCGCGACTCTTTGTGAGAAAATCTTAGGATCGTTTGTGCCGTAAGGATTTGTTTTGTCAATACCAAAGAGTTTTTCAATACTCTCTGTTTCTTCAAGGTTTTCGATTCGTCCGTTTGCTAGTTCCATGTTTTGCATATATTATAGTAGCATAGAAACAAAAAAAACCCCGCACCTTTTCGGGCACGGGGCTCTTTGTTAGGGTTTGGTTAGCTGATAAGACCAGTCAGGACGCGAGCGTCTGGAATCAAGCGACCTTCTTCAAGGGAGCCGTAGAAACCAATCTTAGAAGCGCGTTTGCTGTAGAACTGATCGTCGCTTTCAACGCGGAACTCAGAACCGTCGCCATCGACAGCAGAGAGGCGAAGCAAGCCTTCGCGGCCACGGTCAAGGCCAAGGATGATTTCTTCATTTGCGCCGTCAAAGGTGGCAGAGCCAGTAGAGCCATCTGGACGAGCGAAGGTCGTAGAACCAGCAGCGCGGTCGAAGATACTGTTGAATTTCTTGCCTTTGCCGAACTCATGGAACACATGAAGCGTTTTACCGTAGAAGGATGCGAGGTCGCCGCCTTCAAACATTGCGGAACGAACTGAGTCAGGAGCCGCGATAGAATCTTTCGCCGCAGAGGTGTAAGGAGCTTCAGCCGTGTTGATTGGGTTGTAGCTCATTGCACGAAGCTGTTCCATCATCTCAGGGCTCATAATGAGGTCCGTGATGTTACGAGCGCCGCCAACAGGAGTGCCACCATACTGAGAAACGCTGATGCGAGTTGCAAGAGTAAGCAGTTCGTTGAAGTCGGCAGGAATCAAGCGACCAGCGCTTGTCACACGCTGAACATGCTTGCGAGCGCCAGTGGTTGCGCCAGCGAGAGCAGCAGCAATCGGCCCCATAGAGTAGTTCTCCTGAATATAGAGAATTTCCTGCAACAGTTTAGCCATTGTTTTGCTCACAACGTTAAGACCCATACGAGGATTAGCGGCATACTTCTTGTCGAAGGAATGAGCGCTGTTCAGGTTATAGGTTTTCACAGTCATTTCACCAACGGTAGGAACCACTTCATTAGTTCCAAGACCACCTTGGCTAGTCTGCGACCAAACGGTCATATACTTATAATCCGAAATGTCGTAGAACGTGTCCATCGGGATCATAGGCACAGTACCCATGTCATAGCTCTGGCGAGTATAGAAGTTTGCAAGCACAGGAGCCTGATTGATAACTTCGTTGAGCATAGGACCAACGAGGCCAGCAAGAGCTTCTTGAGCAGCGATAGCAGTTTCGCGATCCTTGGAGGCCATAGCCTTCACGATCTCAAAGTTGTCAGCGTTTTCTTGTAAAGTTACTTTCATTTTGTTTTTCTTTTGTTAGTTGTTTTTAGTTAATGAAAATTACTTGCCAAGCTTAATCTTGTAGAATGCGCCAGAGTAAACGTCAACCATTGGAGCGCCGTTTGCACCGCGAGTACCAGTGCCAAGCACCATACCAAGGTTTGCAGAGTCGCTGTTTGCGCAACCAGTGATTTTGCCGCTTGTAGCAGAGAGCTTAAAGCCAGCACCAGGAGTGAGAGTGCCATCAACTGCGCTCTGGAAAAGAGTGAATGTTCCGCGAGTAGCGATTTTCACAGTTTCACCAGGAACCACAGCCTGAATAGCTTCTGCCTTTTCGCGATAGTAGAGTAGCTTTTGGCCGTTCTCATCATACTCAGCAGTCTGATTCAGAGTAATACCAAGAGGAGCAATGTCACCAGAAGCAGCAGGACGAACCTTGAGCGAAATTTCTGGATACATGTTGTAGCCCACGTTCGGGAAATCAGTCTTGCCAAGATAACCATTCGAGACGAAAGTTACAGGGTCAAGGTTGAGGTCGCCCGAAAGGACCGTGACGAAAACGCCAGCATCGCCGAAGCCGCTGCCAGTGATGTTCGAGTTGACATAAGCGTTGCCCAAGCTGAAATCAGTGATTTCATCATGAGGATCAACGTTACGGAATGGATGGAGTCGTTGTGCCATTGTAGTGTTTTATGTAGGGTGATTACTTGATTTCGATTTTGATCGAGTCTTTGGAGAAACTTTTCTTGAAGCGATCAAGGAAGCTTTCTCCAGCAGTGCTAGATGTTTCGTTATTATTGCTTACACTTTTTTCTTCGCTGGCTTTAGCTTTGTCCAAAGCGTCTTCAACGGTTTTGCCTTCGTCACCAGCTTTCACTTCGCTGGCTTTGGAGATTTCGGCCATTTTCTTTTCAAGTTCAGTGTTGAGCTTAGCATCAAACTCTTGCTTGGCTTTAGCGATAGCGTCTTTGTTCTTGTGCTTCCAGAGCTTGCTGATTTCTTCTTTGAAAGAAGCAAAGGCAGAGTCGTTGCCGCTTTCGTCGTCTTTCACTTCGAGAGTTTTGAGCTTAGAAGCGATCACGCACTTGTCGTCGTCGTCCATTTCAAACTCGTCTTCCATTGCGGCCATGCGCTCGCTGTAACGAACAAGAGTTTTTGTGGCGCGGGAATTTTCTTCCATTTCCCAGAGCTTAGTCTGAGCTTCGTTAAGCTGTTTGCCCATTTTCTCAACTTGAGCATACAGTTCAGACATTTTAGCTTCAGCAGCGTCTTTGTCTTTCAGAGCCTTGTCGCGATTCGCAGACCATTCGGCGCTCAATTCTTTGAGCTTTGGTGCGAGGTCTTTAGCAAGAGAGGCTTTCGCTTCTTCCGCTTCTTTTCCTTCCACCAATTTCTGGATGGAAGCGTTCATTTGTTCGAGGAGTGTTTCTAGGTCCATGATTTTTTTGGAATTACTTGTAATTACACTTTTTGCGGGCAGAAATATTTTGGCCGTTGATTTCTTCTCTTTTCCAGACTCAACAAGCATTCCTTTTACTTGCGCGGCTGGGTTTAAAACAACTGCCCAACCAACAGGCAATACATTGTCGCCAACAACTTTTCGATAAACAGGAACAGTCTTCTTTGCGTCTAAAAAGCCGCTGCCGCCGTACTTTCTAAGGTGTTTCTTTAGTTCGGAGATTTTCTTTGGGTCGGAAATTAATTCGGCGTCTTTTAAATTTTTGCTGCCCACAACAAGTTCATACTTGTCAAACATAATCTCCCATGAAGTGCTTGCAGAGTGATAGAGCTTGCTTTTCTCGTCTTGACTTTGCTCTAAGAGATTAGCGAGTTCGGGATGAATCTTGGAATAAATCACGCCGCCGAAACTCATGTTGAAAACGTCTTTTGTTTCCAAGGCTTCTTCGCGAGTCATCATTTCAGAACTGCCAAACTTTGAAAACCCAACATTTAAAATGTGGCCAACAATTTTCTTACTCTGGTGTTCTATGTTGATTGGCTTGTTTTTTGCCAAGTCTAAAATTTTGACCGCCGTTGCTGAGTCTATAACATCGTCATTTTTGTTGACGAGATTAGGAGTTGCGCCGTTGAAAGCTACGCTCATCAAATCCACGTTTCGTTTTAAATCAACGTCTTGAGGAATGAGAGGGCGAAGATTTTCTAAAGAGGCGGCAGATATTTCTGAATCTTTCCAAGAAGAAACTGAAAGCTCTGAACTTCCGAAAATCGCCCTGTAGATGAGAGGCTTTTCCATTCAATGGGTTACACTTTTTTGAAAGAAAAGGTTGACGGGTGAGTTTAGAGTGGTAGAATTTAGATATGACCACATACCCCGAATCCCTAATTAAATCTGCCTACCTAGACGGCGATGGATCACTCTACCTATTTAGTCAAGATGGAAATCCCTTGGACGGATGGCCCGAAAATTGGCCAGAATATATCGAAAATGTAAAAAACTTCTTGGCGGCGAAACAAATTTTCTTGGCAGTATGACCGACCTAATTGTAAAATTCAAAGACCAAGAAGTTCCTAGCCCGCATCGCCCCAAAAAGATTCTTACGGAGTTGACGGGAGAAATTTCTGTTTCCTCATGCAGAACTTGTCACACCTATGATTATTTCAAGTGGAAACCGCAAATGAAAAAACAAATCGCCGCAAGTATCCACAACCATTTTTACGGAGATTATCTCTATGAACTGGCAAAAGCCCAAAACGAAATTCTAATGATGCGCGAAGTTGACTATCATAAGGTTGACAAACTTTTCGCCGACCTTAGAAATTCAATCCCAAAAATAACATATGACTAAACTACCCGCCCCACTTGCCCTTAAAAGATATATCATTGAATATGCCAACGAACACGGTTGGGATTACAATGGCCCATTAGAAACCGAAGATCAACTTGACGAAGCTATGGTTCTCATGCATGATCAAATTGGTTGTGACTCCGAACAAGAAATTATGCAAGGAGACTGGGAAACAGATATTCAAGCAGACTATTCGCGTTATTGCGAAACTAAATCCGTCGCCGTAAAAGATAATGCTGGAAATTTCATTGGGTTCACCAAGTACTATGGAGGAGGCAAACATTTTGATAGTTACGCTTGGTACGATACTAGCATTGAAAATGCCTACTATTTAACCTGCGAAGAAAAAGAAGTCTTGACAATTCAAAGAACTTGGGCTAAAGTTAATGCATGAACAAATACTGGAAAATTCGGCCCGACAGCAAAAAATTCTCTTTTAAAGCGGAAAGCTTTGATGTTGAAAACACTTACGAAACCTATGTAAAGTGGGACGGATGCATTGAGCTAATCAAATATTTTAACGGCGAAAAGGAAGACTGCGATCAAATTCATATTTGCGACCTAGACGATTTTATCCTCCGCCTACAAGAGTTGAGAGATTTAAGCGCGAAATACTTTAATAACGAAGAATAGAAATAAACATGACAACAGAACTCCCAACAAAACAAGGCTACTACTGGTGGGTTTCAAAATACGACGGAAGCGTTTCTACTAAGGAAATTCTAAAAATCACTGAATATAAGAACAAGCTATACGCTTCTGGCGGCGAATATAATTTTGAGGTAAGGCCGCTCATTCATAATAGCGAAGAAATCGAAGAAGAATATTGGCAATACATTCCAGAACCAGAAATCCCATGAAATACTCAATCGAAAAAAACCACCAAGGAAACCTAATGCTTTTTAGCGAGGGATATGAAGTCTCCCTTGGAGAGCCAAATGAACCAGAACTAGAATTTTGGGCTCGAATTCAAGAGTTAGAGGAAGAGAATAAAAGGCTAAAAGAGGACAAACGTAACTGGATGCGAGCAGCCCTACAAAATTATTGACATCCTCCCCGTCCTAAAGAGGCGAGGATTCCTCGGCTCGCGCCTTGGGTTTCGTGCTTCGTTGTGTCCTGCCCCGAAGAACGTAGTTCTTCGTTGGTCTTCCGTCCACTCCGCACGCTGACACCGCTTGTCCAGCGGCCAAAATGTTTTTCGCGGCATTAACGTCTCTCAAGTGATTAGCGCCGCAGCTATCACACGTCCATTGCCTTGTTTCTAAGCCAAAGCTAGCCTTTGCTCCACAGCATGAGCACGTTTTGCTACTTGGAAACCAACGATCTACGATTAGTAGTTCGCGGCCACTCCATTCGCACTTGTACTCTAACATAGCTCGGAAGTCACGCCAACCCTGCTCGCTTATACAGCGAGAAAGTTTGCGGTTCTTAACCATGTTGCGAACAGCTAAGTCTTCAACTGCAATCGCTTGGTTTTCGCGAACGAGTTTAGTGCTTAGTTTGTGGAGAAAATCTCTGCGCACATCTGCAATGTGCTGATGAATGCGGGCAACCTTTTTGCGAGCACGTTCACGGTTTTTAGAACCCTTCTGTTTGCGTGCGTGTAAACGCTGAAGACGCGCCAACTTTTTGCGCAAACCACGAATCTTTTTCGGCTGTGAAAACGAACAGCCATCGCTGAGAGTCGCAAAACTCTCAATTCCAACGTCAATGCCAATCTTTTTGTCGGAAGGCGGAAGTTTGACTATTTCCTCTTCGCAAAGGAAACTTGCAAACCATTGACCACAAGCATTTTGAGAAACCGTGCAAGAAGTTGGTTCGCCAGAAAGCGTTCGCGACCAAACAACTTTGATTGGCGTTTTAATTTTTGCGAGAAACAATGAGTCGCCACTAACACGAAAAGCGTTATCCATAAATCGGGCAGACCCACCGTTTTTGCGACTCTTAAACGATGGATAACCGCCACGCTTTTTGAAGAAGTTGTTAAACGCAGAATCAAGATTACGCAAACTCTGCTGCAAGCAAACGCTTGACACCTCGTTAAGCCACGTCTTTTCTGGAGAATCCTTCAACTCCGTCAAGCCTTTTGACGTGGCGTTATACGAAACACTTTTCTTTTGCGTTACCCAAGCCTCACGCTTTTGGGCGAGCGCCCAATTATACACAAATCTGCACGATCCAATTGTCTTGCGCAAGATTTCCTCTTGACAAAGCGTAGGGTATATGCGAAACTTGTAGGCGCGATGCGTCATCTCAAATAGTATTACACTTAATCTTACAAACTTTAATAAAATTTAGAAACTTTATGCGAAAATTCATCCTCTACCTAAAGGAAGAGGTTTTCTTTTCGTCACCGTTAATAAACTATGAGCGGCCAAATTAATTTCCAAATGAGCCTTAGTGACCTAAAGCTCTTGACGGAGACCAAAGAAAAACCCTACATAGAATTTACAAATGGCTCAAAACTCAGCCTTCACAAACTGCGTCAAAGTGGACTCACATCCATGACTACGGAATATCTCAAATGGGTTGTTAATGACTGCAAAAACAAATGCAATATCGAATCCTTAGAAAACAAGGAAAATTCCACCCTCAAAAGCGGCGATTCTTCTTTTGGCGCGGAATAAAATTAAATGGCCGCAACTCTTGTTTTTCTGTTTTCTGGGATGCTGAGAATTTTCTGAAATTAACTCTCAGAAGCCCAAACATAAAGCGCCGATTCAAAATCTCCTAAGCCAGTTTCAGTAGAGAGCGTGGAAATTTCCTCTGTGGGTTGAAGTGAAAATATTTTCTTGTCATTAGCCAAGCACTCTTCGGCGAGGGATTGCCAATTTTCGGGGCTTACGGCGCTAATAATTTTTTCGGCCAACTCTTGGGCAATTTGCTTTTGGCTAGAATCCAAAGAGTCAACTCCATAAGTTTTGGCCAAAGAAATTTCAAGGCTACTCTGAAAATTAGAGGCGGCGCGAGCGATTTCTTTTAGCGAATCAATGGACGCTTTAGAACCTTGTGGCCTGCCAGCACTTTTCACTGGCGCGGCTTGCTTGGCTGGTCCCGTTTTTTGCTGTTGAGCGCGGAGTTTATCAGCAGGAGAAGCAACAACTGGCACAGGAGAAAGTGGCATCCATTTACCCTGTTTTCTGTCAGCAACAAATTGCTCTTGTTGAAGCTGCACATCTTCGATGTTCGGAAACTCACCGTGGTTGATAGTGTCGATAAGGCTCTTAGGATCAAGAATACCAAGCTCCGCAAGACGAACTGCGACGCGCATCATTTCAGCGTTGTTCTTGATTTCAGTGTCACTCAAACGAGCAATCGGGAAACTTTTAAAGCCAAGTTCTTTGGAGATTCTTTTGATTTCTGGATTCAAGAAGTTATCTAAGAAAGCGTTTCGCGCTTCTTTCAATTTATCAAGGAAAACTTGAATCTTTGTTTGAGTGTTGCCGTATTTTTCTTCGCCAATAATAACATTCTGCAAACCTTCGCGAATGTCTTGGTTGAGAATTTGATATTTTTCGGGGCCAAGAACTTTTTTTAAGTCTGGAATCAAAAAGTCGCCTTCAACAGTATAATCTGTAACAATCGTTCGGCCTGTTGAGCCGTTTGCGAAAATTGTTTTAAGAGCATCGCCAACTTTCTGGTTAATGCCGCCGCCATATTGATCTTTTTTCTCGCCGTGCTTAATATGAAGGATAACAGACTCTACTGTTCGCATAAGAGCTTGGTCCATACGCTTCATTTCAATCTTGGCGTTAATGTCATCTAATACTGGATACCCGAACGGAATACCAAAAGGTTCGTAAGCTTGTTTTTTATAAGCGAAGTAATGAAGTTTTTGCGGCTCTAAATTTATAGAAATGCCGTCTTCATTGAATGCGCCGCTTTTAATTTGTTTCTGAATGTCGGGCGGCAATCCATTTAAAATCTCCACCTCTTCTTGGCTCGTAGGATTTTTTAAGCGCGAAAGTTCTGATCCGCTAAGAATTTTATCATACCCACTATCGTAAAATGAAATAGGGTTATTGGCCACCATATCATAAGGGTTCAAAAGGACATACTTGATTGGGATTTTGCGGCCATTTAATTCTCCATCAGCAGCGTAAATTGTAGAAAGTTTGGCGAAATCTTCCAAGCTAAACTCTCCATCAATGCGATACAAAAACACATTCGCACTTCTGTAGTATTCTCTGAAAGCCTGATCTTTCAAGTTACCCATGCCAATTTTCTTAAACCAGCGAGTAAAAAAGTCCCGAGAACCTTTGGTGCCGCCTTCTAAATAAACATCTGTATTGGCAAATTCGCTCATCAAGTCGATAGCATTCCTGAAAATAGGCACATTTGCATATGCTTTCTGGCAAAGAATAACCATGTCCCGAATATCAACGCAACTACCTTTGTATTTGTAAGGCAGTTCCATTTTACGAATCTGGCTAAACCGATCATCTTTAACCGAAACAGCGGAACGATTGCGCCTAGAAGTTCGAGAAGTTTCTGGAAATTCTCGACTATCAAAAGAACCTTTGGACATTTCAAAAGCCTCTGGTAAATCAAAAGACGCCTGAGACGTTTCAACGAACACAGTCCTTGGTTGAGACACTTTGTTCCAGTAATCCTGATTGCGCTTTGTATAGCTTCTTCCCATGCTAAAAGTTACACTTAAAGTCGGAATTTGTGACTTTTAAGAAATCACGCAAGGTATATAGCCTTCGTATTCTTCTTCTTTTGGCGCGGAAAGCATGTCTCGATAAACAGACACGCCCCAATTACCTAAAACAAGAGCTGTGTAACTATCCCTTCGGGCTTTTGAAGCGCCTCGTTGTTTTCTGAGATTCGGCGGCAAATCAAATGTCTGGTTTCCTTGTGGAGTTGATGTTACTTCAATGAGTGAACACTGAACTTTAATCATATCCACATTTGTTTTCAAAGTTTCAACAAAATCAACAGTTGACGGCGCAAGATTTAAATTATCGCGCAAAAATTTCAAATCATCTACTGGAATCGGCAAATTAATCTGATAATTAAAGTCATCATCAATCGCCCGAGAAGCAAACCACATTTTTTTATGATCAAAAGCGGCCTGAAGAAGTTCATTTGCGCGGCGAATATAATTTCCAGAAGGTTTTCTTTGGATACAAATCCTGTGGTCAGAAACATTATGAAGATTTCTTACGGCGCGAATGTCTTCGTTATACTTTGTTGGGTCTTCAATGTCAACGTCGATTGTTTTGATTTCAATGTTGTCTTTCTTGAATAATTCACTTTCATTAACGGCGGATAAAAACTGAACGCCGCCCATGAAGTCAAAAATAATTAATTGCGGGCGAAAATTAGTATATAAAAAGTGGAAATACTTGATATGCTCCTTCATCGCTGTCCCTGGGAGAGCGTAAGAATGAACAACTGTAGCAGCGCCAGTTTCAGGAACATACTTCAACACATGAAGAACAAAGTCATCAGACGACTCACTCTCGGACCATGAAATGTCTCCGCTTAGGATGTAAATGCCGTCTTTATCTCCGATAGCTTCAACGCATTGACCTTCACCATCTTGGTGGGTGCAAGCGGCCATCTTGCTCATCTTGAAGTAGCCAGAGCTATCGTCAGTGAATCGGCTAAGATACTCTCGCGCAAACTGAGCTTCGCTGAATGTTTTCTTAGCGTCATTAATCGCGCCTTGGTCATAAAGTTCTGGCGGCAAACAATCATAAGAAACATGAAAAATCCCATGACGGGCAGATAAGTCGTCATCTTCCTTGCCTTTACCCTCTAAAATAATCTCCTCGTATCTCCTGTAAATCTCATAAAGATACTCAAAAGTAAAAGACGCAGAAGAAAGGCCGATAAATTTATTGTGCCCCCATTTAATTCTGTCTTCTGGCT